GCCGCCGTTCTCCATCCAGTCCCAGCGATCTTGCCAATACTCACGCCACTCAGGTAGCATTTCATCATATTGATCTCGTGTAACTAGATCACTCCAAACCGCAAAAATTCGGCGACTTGTACCTGATAATTTCACCGGTGTCTGTGAGTTAGTTGTCATGGTTACGCTCAGAATGTTACGAACCATGATGGGCTTGATTGATTTTTGATTAAGTCTCAATGTCTTGGGTGGGGCAGCGGTCAAAGGTTTTAATTTATTGGCTACTGCGATGGCTTCTTTTCGATCACCGAGTTCAGCTTCATTAATATTTAAGTGCTTGGCTGATAGAATATAATCGTTGAAATCGCTTAATAATTCATCACCTGATATAGTCAAACTGCTTTTCCCGTCACCTAACGCAGTAATTAATGGCGTCAATAAAAAATCTTTACCGCCGCCCTCTTTACTACCAAGTAATATCATGTGGTTAATCTTTTCGTCAGGATGCCTGATGGTCCACGCCATCCATTTTAAAATGTGATCCATTTCTTTTTCCCAACCCAACGCTTTGAAGTGATTCAACCATCGAGTAACGTCACCTTGGACACCTTTAGATTCATGTCGATCAGTCCATGAGTTAGCATAAGTCACACCGCGCTCTTTAAAAACTGCGGGTTTCAACGGTGCGTAATCTAGTCGATCAACCTTGGTGACCATGCCACCTTGTAACGCCTCTTTACGTGCGTTTTCGGATAGATGCGCGTAGGTGTTTTGATAAGCTTCAGCGGTGTAGAATATCCGCTTCTCTCTGTCATAGAATTGATTCTGTTCCGCAATGAAAACAACTTCATCGAAGAAACTAACATCACCGTCGGACTTTTGATACCAGGTCTTACGGAGGTCGGTTAATATTTTTTTGAAATCAATTTTATTCCAACCCATGTGATGACACACATCTTCGTGGATTGCAATCTTTTGTATCTCAGGTATTGAATCAACCGATCTTAAAATTGTAGCAGCTAGGTCGCGACATGTGTCTGTGTATTTAGGTTCTGATCTGAGGCGTGCGAGTAAAGGTTCATATTCGTTATCAACAACTGTACTAATTTCAGGAGTGATATTGCTAACCGGTGGAGCAGGTATATTTTTAACTTCTTCAAACGGTTTAACTTTATTAGCTGCACCGAACGAACGCATTACTTGCCAGTTGGTGAGCTGCGCTTTAAACCCTGGTACTTGATGCTCAATATGATTTAAAAGCGTGGCACCATTGCGGTCACAACAAGCACCATGATGGCATTTAAACCCGAAAGAACCGTCTTCATTAGTGAATACAGCAGCGCCGGAATCATCTTCACCGGTGTGTTCATCCACCCAAGGACATGTAATATCATAACGCCCGTCAGATCGAATTTCTTTAACGTGTATCACGTCATCAATGTCAATTAACGGGTGATCCGGTACGTTGGCGGCACCGTCAAGCCTACCTTCTCGACGTTGAGCATGTAGATCAACATCAAAGGGCTCAGCTAAATCTTCAATAGCCACTCGGTTGAATGGTTCCCATACAAGCATTTTGCATTTGAAAGGTCTACCACCGATAAGCTTAGATTGTTTGTTGTTCACACCTTCAGGAAGTCGTACGTAACGAGTAACACCTTTCATACCAGGGTCTTTTCCTTGAGGGGCAAGACCTTGTTCAACTAAACCATCAAGTAAGTTCTCTACCATTGAACGATTGTCGCAAGGTTGATCAAGTATGTAACCCCATTGCTCAGAACCGTTTGAAGTTTCTAGTATCCAACTAGGCTCAGGAAGCATGTTCACATTACGCATGGGTAGCTTTTCTTTTACGTCATCAAGAACAATACAAACTGTTGATTTATAAAGAACTTTACGACGTCGAGCCTTACCTTTTTCATCAGCATTGAACAGGCTAATGGTGAAATATTGATTGGATTTTTTTTGAAACTTATAACGACTATAATAGTTACCCATCCAAGCTTTGAGATGCTCACCTGGTGGTATGTTTGAAGGGTCGTGTATGAAGTCTGTTACGTGTGCATATTTACTTTCTTTACCGAAGATACAATTTAGAAAATCATCATTTGAAATATCCAGCGGTGTATTATTTGTATAATCGTACATATTGTTATATGATCAAGAGGTAACTACTCGTTACCTTTCGTTTTTGATTGTTCGTTGATGTTGAAGAACCCGCCTTGATGTAATTTTGAGGCGGGGTTTTTAATGTATGACACATAACTTCGAGCTGTTTATAGCTGCGTAATTATTTAAAATAGCACGGACGTTACCATTAGACCAGTGAGTCAGACCTAAGACCTCTTCATACAAATACACCATCGAATCATATCGTCGATGCATGTCATTGTTTTTATTACAAATGAAATCGTCCAAGCGAGTTATGATTTCAAACAATTCTTGATGTTCTAATTTCACATTTACTTTTTGTTCTGACATAGTTACTCTGTTCGTTCCCTTATTGGTATGGAGACCTTATCATAAAATAATTTGTTTAACAACGGTTGACATTGTACAACATTATAAATATGATGTTTCAAACACAAATTTAATCGAGTTGGAAAATGACTGAAACAAACAATACGTTAGATGATCGACATGCGTTTCGCATTAATAAATCGGACAAAAAAAACTTCGTTGAAAAATGTGAATTATTGGAAGTTGATCCGGCTGAGCTAAGTCGTGAGTTAATTGTTGCTTTCAACGATGATCGAGTCACTATTCAGCCTGACTCAACTAAACGAGAATCCCTTAAACTTAAAGAGAAACTATACAATGTCAATTGAAAATAATCTTAAACGAATCGCTGATGCTTTAGAAAAACAAAACGAATTAACTGAAACGTTGATTGAAATTCGACGTGAAGAAAATCAAAGTATCGTTGACAGCGTGATGAACAACCGTGAAGAAATTACAGGTGATGGCGTAGAAGTTGAAGTCCCAGACTCAGTAATTCCTGAACCACCCGAAGAAGAAAAACCAAAAGCTACTAAAAAGAAACGCTCCAAAAAAGTAGCCCCACCACCGGTTGAAGAAACTAAGACTTCTGGCTTAACTGTTGAGATCGTCAATGAAGAATTGAAGAAACATTATGTTCGACTCGGTAACGACATGCAAGTGATCACTGAGGTAATGAAATCTAAACCATTTAACGCTGTGTCAATTCGTGACATCCCTGAGGATAAATGGCAAGCATTAATTGATGCGGTTGCTGCAATACCTACACCGGGTAGTGTTTAAAAGAGTTTAATCACATCGCTGGATTGCAAGTTGGGTTCGACTCCCAAGGTAGGCTTGGATGTTACACGACGGTGTTGTTTTAGAGTTCGATTCTCTAAGGTGTGATTTTCATCAACAATCAACAATCAAAAAACGAAAACATCATGAATATTGAAATTAAAAAGATGCCTTGGGTACGTGATATCGAACTGCCAAAGTTTCAAACAGAAGGTTCAGCAGCAGTTGATCTTTGCTCGGCTGAAGAAATTTTTATCGACAGCGGTGAGAATCAATTAATTCACACAGGTATATGCGTTCACATCGGTGACAATTCTTGTGTCGGTATCATTGCGCCACGATCCGGTCTAGCAACCAAACAAGGTATCACACTTACAAATTCAATTGGTGTCATAGATTCTGATTATCAAGGTGAATTGAAAGTCTGTTTAACTAACAACAGTCCTATTGATTTCCATGTCAAACCAGGTATGCGAATCGCACAGCTGATGTTCTTGTCATTGTGTCCTGTTAACTTTGTTGAGGTTGATGAATTTAGCACTAAAACAGAACGCGGTGTCAAAGGTTTTGGAAGTACAGGTGTATAATGGCTAAACAATTATTCATTCCATTCACACCGGCTGGTACAGAAATCAGTCACTTAGCTGCACCGAAGTTTCGACAAGCTAAGAAGCGACTGTTACGTGATGCAGCACACATGCCGTATGATGGCTGGCAAGGTTTCTATGATCGCGGCTATCGTATTTACAAACGAATAGAACATTCATCTTTTTCCGTCGTAGGATCAGTTGAATACATAGAACTAGACATTAACGGGAACGAGGTAACTAATGACTAACGAACCAGATTTCACAGGTGACAATCAACCTGAAGACCAACACGCAAGACTAGGGCCATCTAATCACCGGTGGCCCCATTGCCCTGGGTCAGTACGTGAAGAAGCTAACTATGAAGATGTAGCAGGTGAAGCTGCAATTGACGGTACAGGGTCACACTTATTGCTTGAACTTTGTTTGAAACATGGTATTCGTGCCGAACAATATTTAAATCAAATCATCGGTGCTAACCATCATGATAAACCTAATGGCTGGACAGTAACTCAGGATCGTGCGGATCGGGTTCAATTATGTTTAGATTATATTTTCAAACGCGTAGAAGATTTAACTAATGAAGGTTACACCGATGTTGAAGTGATTGCTGAACGCAAGCTTGACCCCGGTGGTGCCTTTGGACGTGATGATTGGTGGGGTACAGGTGACGTTACTATTATCGCTCGACGCAATGGATTGGTAAGATTTGTTGAAGTTTGTGATTACAAAGATGGTCAAGGTTACGTTCACCATGAAAACAATACTCAACTTATTTCTTATTTATTCGGTGCACTACGACCTCATATTGCCAGCGGTTCTGATTTAGTTAGACCTTTTGAACCACATGAAATTGACGCGTGTCGTATGACAATCGTTCAACCTAAAGTCAAAACCCCGATACGGTTTCAAGAGATACCGGCTCAAGAATTGGTTGATAAAACTATTGAACTCTCCGTTGCAGCACGCAAGACCGATGACCCTGAAGCACCTTTGATACCAGATGGTAAAAGCGGTAAAGGTTGGTGCCGTTGGTGCAAGCACAAAGCAAATTGCTCAGCACTCAAGAACGCAGAAGTTCAAGTAATATCTAAAGGTATACCTGAATCAGATTCCAATAATGAGCTACTTCAAAACGTTCAAGAAATGATGCTTGATATTGAGTCGGTATCCACCGATGCATTAGCAAGAACCCTTGATATTAAAGACGCTATGAATGCTGTGTTCAAACGTATAGAAGAGGAACTTGAACTAAGAATCAACAACGGTGAAACTGGTTTTGGTTATGACATGTTGCCGGGTCGAGCTTCTAATAAATGGAATGTTTCAGGTGATGAGATAGCCAAGATACTTAGGAATCGCAAGCTTAAACTTGATGAAATCAAACCGCGCAAGTTAATTAGTCCAGCACAAATGAAAAAACTTGAGGGTCTAACTAAAGATCAGAAAGAAGCAATCGAAAAACAATACGTGAGTACAATTACCGGTGCTAAAAAACTGACTAAAGTATCACGTGAAAACAAAAACCTTTCGGTTGATGATATGTTTGAGGATAAAAATGTTGCACAACGTGACAACAGTGTGATACAGTCAGGGACCAAAGACGAAGAAGTCAGTTTCATTTAACGAATTTAATTAAACAAGAGGTTTAAAACATGACACCTGAAATTAAAAAAGATTGGCTTGCTAGAGCAAAAATACATCAAGAAGCAGATAGGTTTATTAAAGGCCAGTGGCTAAACGGCATGGTTGGAGATTATAAGTCTGGTTGTTTTTTTGGCTGCATGACCCAATCAGACAACAACACTTTGGAACTTGCAGCCAGCCAAATGAGTTCACCTGAGTGGATTGTGAGACTTGCTGAGAGAATCTTCGAAGGTTTACCTCAAGGTGAAAGTGAATTATTCCCTGTGCAGTATATGGAGGCAATACCAAGCAACTTAAATGATGATGAATATGAAGAAATTCGTCACAGATTAGGTGTGATCAGAATGCGGCGTTTGGTTGAGCTTGTTTCTCAAATTGAAACAGAGGAAAGCTATAAGCAAGAGTGTCTGGATTCAATTGGGTTGGTAATCGATTATCAATTAAACCCTTCACGGTCAGCAGCACGGTCAGCAGCAGAGTCAGCAGCACGGTCAGCAGCACGGTCAGNCAGCAGAGTCAGCAGCAGAGTCAGCAGCATGGTCAGCAGCACGGTCAGCAGCATACATACAAGAGCGTGACGATCTATTTTCTGTATTTAAAGAATACAAATAATCAATTTAATTAAACACGAGATATTAAAATCATGAGTAATATTACTTTAATGGGCGTGATCATTTCATACCCTACTTTATTTACAGCCAAAGCTTTTACTAATTCACAAGGTGTACCACAAGGTGATCCGAAATACAGTGCAGATTTTTTAATCTCGCCTAATCACCCTCAACGCGCGATAGTTGAAAAAATGGCTAGTGATGCTGAGACTGCTGGTTTCCCCGGTGGGATGCCTTCAGGTTGTAACAACGCAGTTCGTAGTTATGATGAACTTTATAATGGTAGCGATAGTTACAATCCTTCATTGAGTGGATGGTTGGTTGTAAAATGTACAGCTAAACAAGATAACAAACCTGCTGTAGTTGACATTAATAAGCAGGAAGTAATTGACCCTAGTAGTGCATACGGCGGCGCAAAAGTCAACGCAGCAATAGGTATCAGTGCTTACACAGGTGGCGTCGGTGGTATTGGCGGATGGTTGAACGGTGTTCAATTAACAGGTGAAGATGGTGAGCTTGGTCGGTTCGATAATAAACCTTCAGTTGATCAAATGTTTGGCTGTGAAACTCAAGCACCTAGTACACCGGCTAAATCTCCAGCAAGCCCACCGCCTGCTCCAAATGCGGCACCTACACCCCCACCCGTACCGCAGCAACGCGTAATGCTACCTGCTGCAAATGGCGCTACTTATGAGCAGATGGTTGCTGCTGGTTGGAATGATGAGCAGTTAATTGCTAACAATATGATGCAAGCACCGGTTGCCACTCCTTCGTTCGACACATAGTTCCGTCGAACTTGGCAAATTATCAGGCGGCATTCATGCATTGAGCCGCCTTTCTTTTCTATAAACAAGAGGTTTGAATAATGCAAAATAAATTACACGATCATCAAATTGAAACACTTTCAACAAAAGGTGTGCTTAGAAACTCAGACATTGTTGATGCACCCATTGACATACATCGTAATCGCAAAAAAGTTGATCGTTTGAAGTATGGCGGTAAGCTACCCAAACGTGGTTTTACTAAAAAGTTACACCATAAACATATGAACAAGTTGCGTCGTGACTTTAATCAAAAAGTTAAGTTACCTAAATCTTCAAAGTCATTGCTTGATTTGTTTCGATAATGTTCCTCTTCAACACACAACATCAAGACGATTGGATATACGACATTGAAGTATTACCCAACATGTTCTTGTTTGGTGCTGAATCAGCAGCGACCGGTGAACAGCAGTATTTTGAGTTGTCACCGTTCAAACATGAAATGTATGAGTTCATCGAGTTCATGCGAATGTTGCAAGGTAATGATTGTCGAATGGTTGGGTTCAACAACTTAGGTTATGACTATCCAGTATTGCATTCAATCGTTCAGAACTATAACGGCTTCATACTTAACGAACATATATACGACAAATCAAAATCTATTATCGACGGTGATTATCAGAATCGTTTCGCGCATATGGTGTGGGAATCAGACTGGTATGTTAAGCAACTAGATTTGTTCAAGATACATCACTTTGATAATAAAGCTAAGTCAACATCGTTGAAGAAGTTAGAGTTTGTAATGCGTATGGGTAACATTGAAGAGCTACCTTTTAGTTTTGACACTCATGTTGATGAACAGCAAGCGCAAGTGGTTCGTGATTATCATGCTCATGATATCAAAGCAACCATGGATTTCTATCGAGCATCAAAAGAACAGATTGAATTTCGCGAATCGTTAAGTGAGAAGTATGGTAAGAACTTCACCAACCACAATGATACTAAGATCGGTAAAGATTACTTCATTATGGAGCTTGAGAAGAATCACCGCGGTAGTTGCTATCATAAAGTCAATGGTCGAAAGACACCAGTGCAAACTCCACGTGACATCATACATTTGAATGATGTCATTCTACCTTACATCAAGTTCAATCGACCTGAGTTTGATAATGTATTGCAATGGTTAAAGAACTTTAGCATTACTGCAACTAAAGGTGCGTTTGAATTTCTCGATGTACCTTGGTCGATGGCTCGTAACATGAATCGATCAATCATAAAAGTAACTGGTTTAGATTTAGATTATCACGGACTTAGATATTTCAAATCTAGATATGAAGAGAAAAGTGATGAACAACTACGAACCATGTTATCGCGCGGCGTTTGGTTGAGTGATGTTTATATCGATATAGGTTTATTAGTTGACGATGATAGATCAAATATTAAGTTCACAAGCGGTTATAAAGATCATAGCGGTTTGAATTGTTTTATTGATAGTTTTAGATTTGACTTTGGCACAGGTGGTATCCACGGTTCAATATCTCCTGAAGTTGTTGAAGCTGATGATGAATATGTTATCGAAGACATCGATGTTAAGTCATTCTATCCTTGGATCGCTATCGCTAACGGTTTCCACCCTGAGCATTTAGGTCAATTGTTTTGTCAGTTNCCAACGTCTGAATGCTCAGCAAAACCAACAACAAGCGATTCAAGCCATGTTGAAGTTAGCATTGAATGGTGTTTATGGCGATAGTAATAGTAAGTACTCGCCATTCTATGACCCGCAATACACCATGTCGATAACGATCAACGGTCAACTATTGTTATGTATGTTGTCTGAAGCGTTGTTACAATCTGATCAAGTTAGAATGCTTCAAATCAATACTGATGGTTTGACGATTCGTTACCCTCGTACAATGATTGATTGGGTGGCCTCAGTACAAAGATGGTGGGAGGGCGTCACCAACTTAACGTTAGAGTCTGAGTTCTACAGTCGCATGATGATTCGTGATGTGAACAACTATATTGCTGAATATGCAGAGACAGGTAAGCTCAAACGCAAAGGTGCATACGAGTACGATCTTGAATGGCATAAGAACCATAGCTCATTGGTTGTTCAGAAAGCAGCAGAGTATGCGCTTGTTAAAGACGGTGACATTCGAGAATTTATTGAAGGTCATGGTGACATATTTGATTTCTTTTTATTCATCAAGGTCCAACGTTCAGCAACTTTGAAACATGGTGGTAAAGAGATTCAAAAGCAGACTAGGTATTACATTAGTAACACCGGTCAACCATTGACTGAAGTACGCAAACCCACCGGTGACATAGGAGCTTACAAACGTAAGTCCGGTATCAGTGACAGTTACTATCATGAAATACTTTCTGAAATCGGTGAAGCCTGGGATGAACGAATTCATACTAAGAATCAATCAACGTATCAACCTACAGTGACAACACATCACACCGGTTACAATGTTGAGGTTTGTAATAGATTACCTGTTAGTATTGTTGATACTCAAGATGGTGCAGACATTGAAGATTATAATGTTTGGATGGATGATATTAATATCGATTGGTATGTTAAAGAAGCTGAGAAGCTTGTTAATTGTATGAGGTAGTCAAATGATAGAGGTGATTAAATGTTAATAACAATGTTGAGAATTAAATCAAACAACGATGCAACGTTAAGCATATTAAGTATTGACGGACAGTTTGAATGTTTCGGTTTAGAAGATGAACATCGTGAAGAAAAAGTTGTTCATGAAACACGCATTCCTGCTGGCACCTATGAAATCAAACTTAAAAAACATGGTGGGTTTCATCAACGATATTCTCAAAGGTTTTCACAGTTTCACATGGGCATGTTACATCTGCAAGATGTACCAGGTTTCAACGATATATTAATTCATGTCGGTAACACCGATGATGATACAAGCGGTTGTATCTTGGTGGGCAACAATGGTAACACGGCTGGCAATTATTTAACTGTCACAAGTTCTACTGTTGCTTATGCTCAGGTGTATGAAAAAGTTTGGAGGCAAGCCCATAAATACAATCTGAAAATTCAGATTATAGATTTGGATAGATGATCATGGGCGTTAGAGAAAATAGAGTTGAAACTTATTTGAAAAAACAAATCAAGTTACTTGGTGGTCAAAGTTTCAAATGGGTATCACCGGGATTACACGGTGTACCAGATCAAATTGTAATTCTCAAAGGCGTGGTTTGGTTTGTTGAGGTTAAGACTCTCGACGGTAAGTTATCTATTCAACAAGCCAGACGACGTAAAGACTTACAAAACTTAGACGCGAATGTTACCGTTGTGCACGGTAATCAAAGTGTTGATAAATTTATAAACAAACTAAAACAAGAGGTTTTAAATGCTAGTGCTAAGTTTCAAAAAAAATGAACGTGCTTTTATATTCGATAAACGATGTAATGAAGACCACCCGTGCATGAGTGTCAGAAACCCTATGATTCTAAAAATCATACCGCCAGAAAATGTAAGGGGTAGTATTGATATTGAAACTGTATCGCACGATCAAGGCATTACTGAAACTTATTATTTACATCAGGATCAGTGGCGTTACCCTTGGCTTAAAATTGTTTATCTTGACCAACACTCAAATCAATATAAAGTTGGATTTGAAGCAAATCAAAATTACAAAATCTTACGTGAAAAAGTTTTTGCTCGTGATTATCCACGACAATATGAAGCGGTAATTAAAAATGACTGAGTTGTTGAAGCCTAATGACCTTTACGATTATCAGCGTGAGTGTGTACTTCATCAACTGTATAACAATGAAACAATGTTGTGGCTTCAAATGGGACTCGGTAAAACACCGATAACATTAACCACAATCGTTGATCGCATGCGTGCTGGTCAAGTTCAAAAGACTTTAATATTTGGTCCTCTACGTGTCATACAATCGGTGTGGCAGCGTGAAGCTGTCAAGTGGGAACACACCAAACATCTTAGATTTAGTGTCGTCCACGGTACAAAGGTCAAGCGTTCACGAGCTTTATTTGCTGATGCTGACGTATACCTTTGCAATTATGAAGCTATGACTTGGTTATCTCAAGAGCTTGATCATTACTATATTAGCCAGGGGAGACCATTACCGTTTCAAATGGTTGTGTATGATGAAGTTTCTAAGCTTAAAAATTCAACAGCTCAACGAATGAAAGGTGGTAATAAAATTATCAAAGATAAAGCTGGTTATGAACATAAAATTAAAGTTCATGGTTGGCGTAGGATGATACCTCATTTTATATATCGCAGCGGTCTCACTGGTACACCGGCACCCAATGGTTATCTGGATTTATTCGGTCAATATTTAGCAGTTGATAATGGTACTCGACTCGGTGAGTTTGTAACGCACTTCAAAGATTCTTATTTTGCTTCAGATTATAACGGTTGGAAATACACACCGACAGAACAAGGAAAGAAGTGGATCGAATCTAAAATTGCTGACATCACCAAGAAGATGGATGCAGCGGATTATTTAGATTTACCAGACGTATCAACAACAAACATCATGGTAGACCTACCTGACAAGTGTCGCAAGTCGTATGCTGAACTTGAAAAGAACATGTTCGCCCAACTTGATTCTGGCACTGAGATTGAAGTGTTCAGTCGTAGTAGTGTCTCAAACAAGTGTTTACAGTTCTGCAATGGTTCACCTTATACGGACGAACATGGTACACACGAAGCGATACATGACGTTAAACTCGATGCTCTTGAAGACATATTAGAGGAAGCTGCTGGACAACCAGTGCTGTGCAGTTACAGTTTTAAAGCTGATGCTAAACGTATCATGCAGAAATTCAAGAAATACAAACCGGTCAATCTAACTGATACAAAATCAAGTCTCACCGGCGACGTAATTGATCGATGGAATAACGGTCAGATAAAATTATTGATTGGACACCCGGCCAGTATGGGTCATGGTATCGATGGTCTTCAACAATCAGGTTCAATTATTGTTTGGTATGGTGTGAATTGGAGTCTTGAACTTTATGAGCAGATGAATGGTCGATTGTTTAGAACGGGTCAAACTAAACCAGTCTCAATTATTAGGATACTTTGTAACGACACTGTTGACTTAGCTGTCACCGATGCAATAGATAATAAATTTGAAGACCAAGAAGGTTTAAAACGTTCTCTAAGTCGTTATCGTAATAAAGATGTTTCACTAGAAGAAATTAGTTTTATCTAACTGCCGCAGCTTTTAAAGCTTCAGTTGCTAAATTACACTGAGATTCCATGTTGTGAGATATAGCTTCAAGTGTTGATTGTGTACGCTTACGATAACCTTCAAGTTCTATTCGATGCATTCGATCATCTTCAGCTTTTTCTTTCATTGACTTTAAAATGTCATCAGTTCCTTTTTGAATAATCAATAAAGAATGATTCATATCTTTACGCAACATTTCAATGTCGTGACCAACATCTTTGATAGTCATGTCCGTCTCAATTTGTTTATGTTCTACATCATCAACACGCTCAGACAGATCGTTTACTTTTTCTTGATTGGCCTTTGTAACTTCAAACCAACCTCTCAACCACCATATAAAGCAAATGAATGATGCACCATTTACACCGGTGATTGTAATAATAATCTGCCACCATTGCATAGTTTATACCCCTGATATAATGTAAAAAACAACTGTCTATTTTAAGACATCACTCGATAAAGCCTTAATATAACTCAAACGACTATGATTGTTAAATTTTATCCAAGGAGTATCTATCCAAACTATATGACCGTGTAAATGCTCCCACCATGGCAACTTGCTGAATATATCGAAACGACCATTGACTGTGACAGTATTCTCACCCATGACTTGACGATATAATCTTTTGAAGTCATTGTCTCCCACAGGTGGACAACCGTACACAAAAACCCTTATGCGATTAGGGTCAACACCGTGCGATATTAAGACCGTTGCTGTTAATATCGCTAACGGCCCACCGCGACTATGACCTCTGAGAATGATAAGACCTGTGGATTTTAAACAACGCGATATCATTGAGTCTTCATTGAACTGATCGCCTACCAGACCATGTACAAACATCCCGAAACCACGATGTACAAAACCCCACGTTCCCCACTGACGCCTGAAACCTAAACCATTAAAACACCATTCTCGCCACGTAGGATCAGTACCTTTGAAGTCTATCTCAATATTATCTCCTCGTTCAGTTAATACAGCGTTATCTGTTCCTGAGTTAAACCACACCTTGTTGTCATTATATTTAGATACATAAGCGTTCTGAATGTAGTGATGCAAATGAGTTGTTATTTCTTTTGAATTGATCATTGTATTTGTGATTGTAATTTAGCAACATCAATTTCTAAATCTTTTATTCTAAGTTCTAAATTAGAAAGTTCATCGTTTAGTTCTTCAATACGATCTGTATGCTTTGTTATCTCATAATGATCATTCAACATAACACCTCCGATAGTGAAGATGCCACCGAAAATAAATGCAACTATGACTGCTGCTGCTTTTTGCAATGCTGCTGTTAAAAATTCACCCACTTAAAACCCCTTGATTTTATTAATCTCGATCAGGAACAGAATTATAAATTTTATTCATATGTGCCTCATCTTGCGGTGAACCACCGAACCAAAAACGTAAGATCATTGGAATACCAGCTGTCAGAACACCGAGTAATATGTTAGCCATGTCTCGAATAGAACCATCTAATGTTATTGTACCGCTGAAAAGCAAATAAAGAATACCGAAATAACCACCGATGAATAACACACTCAAAACTATTTGAGGCCATAAGTTTGTTTTTTCAGCAAGACTGCGTGCTGATTTTCGGTCATCGACTGCCATTTTCTCAAGATCAACATCAAGTCGTTTCATTTCTAACTTGAAATCGTTGTCAATCTTCCTAAGATTCATGAGGTCTTCAGGTGTCGCATTTAAAATCGCAGCTTCAATTTCAGCTTCACTTGCGTTTTCATCACCTAACAATTGACCTGCAATATATTTTGTAGCAGTCCCTGCTAGTGGACCACCTAACGCAGTTGCTAATGTCGGTGCTACACCGGCTACTATTTTTTTCCAATTCATATTTAAGACCCTTGTTGAACGTTAAACATCTGCATGTCAAAATTAGTATTAGCAGCGACCGGTGTCAACACTATATCGGCTCCAGTTACTGAAGCATTAAACACAGTACCGTTCGGCGAAGAAGTTTCGATACTACTAATTTGCTCAATGGAAACTGTACCGTTGTCATTTACAAAATTGTAAAGTGATGATTGTAAACCAACACCCTGATTGTCACCGCGTACGTAGAGTAAACCGCCTGTATCATTAACAGTTGTAATATTCTCAGGTACTGATCTGTTGCCAGCAAACAATTTTCTATTGAATGATTTTGATGCAGCAGTGCCTTGATCGTTTTGGATTATTGTGTGTCCTAAATCAGTTACAGGACCCTTAGATTCAATTTGACCTTCACCATCGACAATAAAAACATCTTCACCTGCGCGAGTTTCACCTTTGAAAAGTTCCATGTTCTCATCACCGGTGGGTAAATGAGTGGCAGTCGATTGTCGTGCGTGAACAACGGCGTTAGGTGCGGTTGTATTCACACCTATTCGATTCAAAAATAATGTCTGTTGTTGTATGCCGTGTGTATAGTTATCTGACATTGAAGCCATGAAATCTTCCATACCTTGCCAATAACTGACTTGATGACCTAAAAGATTAGGATGGACATTTTCAGTTGGGTCATATAAGGCATCCTGACCGTGTTGGATATAACCATCTACATAATATTTCTCAACATCAATCACAAGCACGCCAGTTTCAACAGCGGCTGCACGCATTGATTGATTGACTCTAATGAATCGATGATTTAAATCAATCATCCGACCGTCGTTGCGATAATCCATTGTGACAACCGATTGACTTAGAGGAGGTACTAAATCTTCATCGGCTACAGGAGCAGGTGATGAAGACGGATAAATCATTGGTACATTAGTAGGAAGACTATAAGAAGTTCGTGTTGTATGCGGATGTGGTGACGTCATTATAACGACGTCACAATCAGCAGCATGACAAGCAGCAATTACAAACCGTAAGTTTTGATAAACAAAAGGAAACGTTTGACCGCTGTTGAAAATACTAGTTTGCCCATCGTTCATACCATAAGCAATAGTTAATATATCAGGACTTTCATCTTGTAGAATTTGTTCAATATTCTGACGCGCATAAGTTAACGTAGAACCACCGACAGAACGATTTACGTGTGATACATTCAATATACCCAATTTATCAAAATAACTTGTAAAATATTCAGTAAACTTTGCACTGGGTGCTTGAGTAGATGGGTCTGGTAGTGTTGCGCCATTGCCCACACTTGATCCAATGCCTACAATTTTAATACCTTGTGAAACACCCTGTCTAAAATCTCTAAGTTTACGAAATAATCTAGGTAAACCAGCAATTGAATAACCAGAAAAATCTCTAATTTTATCATCAACAAAGTCATCTAACATTACAAAATCAGTACCGACATCGACACCTATTGATTCCAAAAGAACTAAGATTTGCTGAATTTGAGAATTGATTTCTGCAACACTTGATGATGACGATAATACTTGATCGATTGGTATACTTTCTATTTCCGATAACGTAGTATTTACACGTAATACACCGAGTGATACTAATTCCGAAACAGCGGGTATTGATTCAATTGGGTTAGATTCACTGATTCTAACTGATCGATTTAACAAGTCTAATGCTTGTTGTATCAGAATTGTTAGCTTATCAAAAGCTTGTTCGTGAACACGCGGTAAAAAACCACCTTGAGATTCAAATGCTGTTTGTTGAGTATTCTGGTAATTTGAACGCATGTACCATTGATAATTGTTTGGTAAAGGATCACTGATTCTTGTAACAGTACCACCGGGTGAACTAGCATTTATAGATACGGTGTAATCTGTATTTAGAATCAGAGTGATTGGTTCATTCCCTTGATCATCAGTTTCAAAAACTGTTACTTGATCTTCTGATAATACTTGGAAATCGAAATCAAAAGAAGATGTAGAACCGTTGCCTGTAAACGGACCTGCTGTAATTCTTGTAGTATTAATAGTCATGTATAACTAACCTTTTAAATTGTTTTAAGTTCCCAAACTGAAATACTTTTAATAATATGAGAATCAGCTATTAGTTAATGAACTTGCTCTTGTTGATTTAGTAAACGATATACTTAACTCACTATCGTATAAAGTTGATAACCTCGATTTTTAGATCGTGTTTCTGTACCTACGCGTGGATTACCGTTGATACCATCATTACTATAACTGTTATCGGTGAAATATCTTTGACCGGTATCACCTGTACCAGTTGCAATGTTAGTATTGTTTGCATCAGAAGTTGTGAAACCTTCCAGACGTTCAAGTCTGTGTCTATGACCTTGTAATTGATCTTGTTGAAAAACACCTTCAACGGCTGCTTCACCACCTATATTTCGCAGAAACATACCTTCAACATTAGCAGGAAATAAAATATCGTCACCGTCAATAAACTCAGGGTGTAATGCCGACCACTGTACGTGAGTTACTGCACCGTTTATTATTCTCCCTGGATTAACAGCAATGACATCCGCTCTAGTAACCAAAAGATTTGAACTACCAAAGAACCATTCACCGATTCTAGAAACGCCAACATTGTTAGAACCGGATGAATTTGATGATTTAGAAAATGGCATTGCAAACCTCTATAAGAATGCTTGTGCTTGAAAAAACCCATTCACAACTGATACAGCACCGGTAATAGTTGTATCTTGACCGCACATAATTCTATACACTGGATTTACACCGGGGTTTGGATCAATCCAATATACTGCATTACTAGATTGTTCATGGTCTCCTGAATCACGAATGTAACCGGTAGCAGAAGTTATCACGGTAACACCGTTCTTTTGCAATATTAATTCAGGGGAACTACGTTGTATGTTAGCATTATTTGCAATCGCCTGATGTATCATTGCGTTGATAGCTACATGATCAGGTGCACCGGTGAAAGTAATTTCCCCCGCGGTTTCTGACCATCCTTCATCAAGTCTATCAGCAGCGTCAGTAGGTAAAGCACCGATGATATTAATGTTCGCACCTATTGTGACAGGAACATCAATCATAGGTGTAGCAGCAGCAATGCTCTCAGAAATACCATGTATAATAGTATTTTCTTGTTGGTCATAATATATAGTACACAGGATACTTATGTTTGAACTTCCACCGCCAGCGCCAAAACGCAAATAGTAAATTGTGTCAGACAATAAGTTTTCAACTAATAAATCTGAATCGCCTTCACCTCCCGTGTCTGCTTGAGACCTGTTATTTACATTGTTAGTGATAAGTTGTGTTCTTGCTGCGTCTTCATATATTTGTACAACACAATTACCTGAGCCGCTTGTTACATTACCTAGTTTTATTCTATAATCACCGGCTAAATTAGTTGTAAATTCAAAGTCTTGAACCACAGGATTTGTCAACCCTACTATTCTTTGTTTGAAAACTCTATTATTTTCGCTTATAGAATTAGTACTTGAAGCGCTACCAGTACCATTATTAGAAAAAGGCATGGCTTAATTCTCAGAAATGTGTGCGTAACAAATACCATCGCCGGGCGATCTGGCCCAAATTTCTAACGATCCTGTCGCTACAGTTGTGATTGTTTCAAAATCAGTTAAAACTCTGCCACTAGTCGAGCCTTCATCTGGCTGTGTTCCCTCAGCTAAAATAATGTGCTTCAAGCCTTTTTTCTGTACATCAAACGATGTACCAACATCGATACCAGTCAAAGCATTTATGCTTTGCCATGTATCATTTATTAAAATATCCGGTATAGTTTGCGCCATGATTGATAACCTTTAATTCAAATATTGATAAATACTAGCATTAATTACGTGGCGGTTCACCAAATAATGCTTGATTCCACATAAATTCTTCACCGTCTACAAGTGATTCTATTGTTTCATTAGCTGCTTTTTTAATGCCGCCAGTACCAGGAATTTTAAAAATAAGACCTGTGAACTTTAAAGTTCCTAAAACATCAGAGGTTGTGACATCTTCATCTTCACTTGCGATTGCTTCAATCAATCCACTCGTTGAATTAAGAGACTGTTCTATCAATGATTGCACCGGCGATATACTATAACCGAAATCACTAGTCGCAAAACTAGCCACATCACGAACAAACGGTATACCAGTTACAGGATACATTAATGTCTTCACCGCGAGTTCTTGGGCTTTTGGATCGTTATCTTCATCGTCATCGGTTAAACCACCGGTGATGAGTGATCGTAAATATTCCTCTGCTAACACCGGTACAATCAAACCGAAGGTTATTCTATTAGCAATTTCAATCTTACTCAAGCTACCATTAGCAGCACCCTTGATAGTGTCACGTTGAAAATTCCAAGCAGCACTAAAGAAAGTCATGAACATTGTTAGTATCTGAGTAGTTCCCCGTGTACTTCTTAATAAAGCAGCGGTGTCTTTCATTGATCCTGAACCTTGAATGTTTTCAACAGTCCAATCAGCTACGCTGTGCGCCTTATCTTCATCACCTGATTCACGCAACTCTTTCATATAGGCACCGTACCAAGTCGGTAAATCAACAGCGTATAACTGAATGTATCCTATGTGCATCATTGACAGTTCTTGAACTTTACGTAATGCCGGATTATTATCAATAGCACTTAGAATATCTTGGATTTTACGACCTGACTTAATACTCTGACGACCTTGTATTTCACGTAATGCATTTTGCATTTCACGATCCATAGTTTTCACACGATTCTTGAGTATCTTGGATTTCTCCATTGCATATTCAAATGCATCTTTGCGTGATTGCTCTCCTGCACCCAGTACATGTTTGAATCCACGCGCTAGATTAATTGCACCTACTTCAGCGGCTGCATTCGATAAACCCAATAATTGAACAACACCGGTTGTAGCATTAAAACCCATTACGCCTAATGTTGTTCCTGTTTTCAATCTGGTAAGTAATGCATCCACGAAGTTTTTAGATTCTGATTCTCGACCCTGCGAAGCAATGTCTTTAATCCAAGGTTTGAACAAATTATACTCGTCCACACCCAAACGTTCAGTAATACTACGTTTAATTTCTTTGTTGTTTACTAACTTGAAGGTTTCTTTAACCGCTTGATAATGACTAATGTAATGAATTGTTTCATTAAAATGTTGAGCTACAACATCTAAATTCATTTTAATCGGGTAAAAAGCATCAGTACGTTGATTAGTAGAACCGGCGTTTACAGTAGCACTAATGTTTGTGAAAGTACCAAATTGAGAATCAACTAACTCTTCAAGCCTTTCAACGTTTTGTTCAGCTCGATCAGAACGTTTTGGGTCTGGTGTTAAAGGATAATAACCACCTTCAAATGTACCGTGTTCATTAGTGAACTTCAGTGATGGTACTTTAGGTGGCTTAACACCGGTTGCTTTGACAGTTACATCCGCTAGTGGTTTATAAAGCTTATCCATTTGATCCCAAATAGTCTGAATCATTTCCCAATCTGATTTAGTGAGATGCTGGAATGCTTCATTCAATTGAGGATTATCACGTGTTATAGTACCCTGATTATATTCTGAAGCATCAACCCAACCTTCACCGATCATTAGCTTTTCTAAGTTTTGTTGATTGCCTGTATTCAAAGCCACTGCTATGATTTGATGAATATAAATTTTGTTATCAGTACCCCAAGAATCAAGTGTGACAGTTTGATTATGTCTACGAATGTCCTCTTTAGATCGATTCTTGATTAAATCAACAACAGGTTCAGCAACATCACCCCAAAGCTCTAACATTTGCTCTTGTGCATCTGTCATTTTTTGAGAGGTCATGTTGTGAAACGTTCCACCGCGTTCACCGCCATCAAGCCAAGTTGTCAAGTAAGGTATCTTGGTTAAAGAAGCAGCAGCTTGGCGTAATAGATCAATACCGAAAACAGTAGATCGTTTGTTATTTTTAAATTTTTCGCGCGGTTTATTATGCAAAGCAATACTGTTTAAAGCGGTTTCAACTGCTTCTTGAAAATCAATTTCTTCACCTTCAATTCGTATTTTGTTACTTTGTCGTGCAGTATGTTCGATGTTAGTCAAAGAGTCTTTAACACCTTGCAACTCATTAAATGGAACATTCTTCCAATGAGTTTTATTAGTTTCATTCAATACATAATGTGTGATGACATGAATATCACCGTGTTCATTTTGACGTTCCTGCGACCAAGATTCGAGTGATTTTACTTCAGTAGATTTAATACTAGCTGATTTTCTAAATTCAAATCGATCTAATATTTTGGTGATTTGTTCCCAATATTGAGTATCTTCACCGGCTTTTTGGATAGCCTCACGTACTGATTTCTTACGATATCGAGCAGTAAAATCAACAGTCTTTTCAATGTCACGACGCGCATTAGTTGCACTTACACCGAGATAATAATTTAAAACTTGTCGACTCTTAGCTTCAGCGGCTAATGTCAAATTACCTTGAGCTTCAGCCCGCGCAACATCTTGAGCCGCACGTAATTCAGCAGCACGATATTTATGTGGATGAATTTTAGAATAGTTTAGTTTACCAATCGCATATTCAGCAATCTGTTTGATTTCTTCACGTTTGATAACAGCTTCGTTAGACTGTCTACGTAAAGCAGCAAGTTCTTGTAACAACAATTCACCGCGTCCATCAACTCGAATCGCTTCATCCGCTTCAGCTTCAACAGTACCGTCATTCAATGGGTCTCCGACTTCTTCACGCAAACGTTGTTTGGCGTTAAGTTCCGCTTGTTCTTTCAAAGGGATAGTGTCACGGATCGTTTCGAGTAACTCACGACCAGAAGTAAACCCGAAAAATTCAGCCGCTTGATCGTGATGGATACCGCGCTTACCAGATATAGTTAAATTTCTAAATCTCGGTGGTAGACCAAACTTCTTAACACCGGTTGTCGTTGTTGTTTCTTCACCGAGTTCTGCTTTAGCTGCGGCCAGGTCGAGCTTGATCTTACCGGTTTTAAGTGCGTTGATTGCTCGGTAAGTTGTGTCGTCTGCGAGTTTAGTTTCTTCTTCTGACACCAAAGACTTGAACCGTTCACTTTGCTCATTTTTAATGCGGTTACGAATAGCAGCCAGCAATTTATCACGCAACGTTTCAGACTGTTTGTCTTTTACGCGATCTTTATTCTTCTTATATTCAGCAAATTGTTCTTCAGTCATACCGGCTAGTACAGCATCGGTAATCTTAGGCTCATATTGCGCACGCGCTTCAGCAGCTTCAATTTGTTCCTCGGTTGCAACCAAACGGTCAAATATCAAACGCGCATCATCATCCAGATTAATGCTCAGAGCGTTTTGAACTCCGCGATATATTTGCCCTAACCAACGCGCAAAAGATGCAAATGCATTACGAAGTTCAACAGATGGTGCTTTACCTTCTAGTAAATATTGTTCAAAACCCTCTGCAACCTGTTCATGAATAGCGACACGTACACCGTCATCGAGCAATAAATCACCGGTAGTATCTTGATCGATATAAGCGATTATGTTTTCTTCAGTGATCTTGTCACCGCGTTTATTAGCAGCCTTGACAACTTGTTTAATATCACGCTTCACCCAATCATGGATTGCTTTAATGTTTTCTTTAGACGATTCAGACTGTGCGTTTAATTCTTGTTCATAAATAAAATGACCGAACTCATGTAAGAACGTTGATAAATCAGAAGCTTCAGTCAATTCAATAATTGAACGTACAGGATCAAACGTACCTTTAATCGAACCTTTTTCTTGTTTAAGTTTTCGACCTTCTAAATCACTGCGACGTTCATGGAGTTTAGCTTTCTCACCGGTCAATGGGCCTGTGATTGTAAGACCGCTACGATCAAACGCTTCCTTGACCGTAATGCCCTCACGCTCTGCATAAGCCGCCGCCCAAGCCGGTGCTATCTGAGCAGCGATAGTAGCTTTTTCAGGTGATACGCGACCCGAATCAATCAGTTGATCTCTAACAGTCTCCGCGATTGATTGAGCTTCAATGTATCGACTTTGAACTTCAGTGGCTTCAGCAACGACGCGATTAGCATGATTACGTGTTTCTTCAATCGCTTGTTCTTTTCTGAACTGCGGTACACCGTCGGGAGTTAATGTTATTGAATCTTTGAGTGCTATGAAATGTTCATCGTTACCGAGAATACCAACTGCTTCATTGATCGGTATTGCTATGTCACCGCCTGTCAAGGCTGCGTCGGTCACTAAATCATTCAACGATCTCAACACAAGATCAGACGTTATGTCTTTATCTTGCAAATACAATCGCGCCTGAGCACCGTCAATAAACAGTTGCGAATTATTATTCTTGTCCGCTTGTTTGACGAACTCTTGTAACGTTTCAGGGCTACGTTGGTTTAATTTTAGATTAGAAACTGTTTGATTCAAGCGCTCAGCAGTTTGAGTTTCTTGATCTGATTTTGTTTCAATATCTTCAGCTTGTTTTAAGACTTTACTCAACAGCTTATCTTTAGATTCAGCAATGATGTCAGATGACTTCAACGGTGTTACAGCTTCTTGAACCGTAGTCACGCCACCGGATAATACGCCACCGGATAAACCGCCAAGAATTGCACCCTCAACACCGCGTGATAGTGCTTTTCTAATGTCTAATTCTGCGTCAGTACCTACTTTCTCAGTCAAATATTCAATGACACCTTCTTGAACAAACTCTGTACCAGCTTCAATCACAACACCTTCTACGGTGCGAACAGCAACGTTACTTACTTTATCGAGTACAGTATTACCAATTTCTTTTAGCTCATCAGAGGTTTTTGTTTTAAATATTTTATTAGGCAGAATACGTTCGAGTAAAGACGACGCAATCGCACCGGGTACTGCCTCTACAGTTTCCGTGAATGTTTTTTCAACTAAACCTTTATTGACAGCACGCTCATCACCTAACTCGTTTGATCTTGCCGCAATGTAAACAGGTAGAGCATAAGCAGCGCCGATCATATCAGGTAAAGAACGCGATGTTGTCTCAATAGCTGTTGAAACAGCTGTACTTACAAACTCACTGAGTGTACCGTTTTCAGCAGCTTCTAGCACACCGGCTGCCGTACCGCGTTGTTCAAAACCAAAATCAGTTTGTTTAAAAGATTCAACGCCACGTGCAAAGAAATTCAAATCAGGTCGAGATTGAAACTCTTCTTTATTTAAAAAATGTATACCGAAACTACCGTCGTCAGGATCAACAAATGAAACCCCACCACCTAAAAAATCGAATTTATCTGCTAAAGATTGACCAGCTTCTTCAACAAACGAAAAAGTGCTACCTAATAAATTAACAGCTCTTGAACTACCACCTTGAATATTATTGACAAGATCAGACTTACCGCGTCGCTTCAGTTCATCATTTGCAATATCAGAAATAGTTCGCGCTTGTGGTTCGTTTAAATAATCTTCAATCTCTCGCAGTGGTAGCGAATCTTCAGCCGCGACCACTGCATTATCAAACACAGATAAAAAACTAGCTGTAACAGGATGAGATTGCTCTAAACCGATTGGAACTAAACTGTCTAATTTTATATTTGCTTCAACGTCATCCGGTGCTTCACGTACAAATTCAGGCGCAAATCCTGATTGTTGTGAAAGATTATTAATTCTAACTTGCTCGTCGGAATTGACCTTTAAAGCTTCGTTAACAACTTCACGCACCGGTGGATTATCAGGAACAATTTGATCTTCCGAAGATATGTCTTGATCTGGTAACTTACTGAAATCAAGGTCATCTAGTTTTTTTAAATCGAAAGTTGTCATTTATTCTTGTAATCGTTTGTAAAGTTCAGCAATGTTTGCATTAGTCACCGGTGTGTTATTTTTTTCTAAAAGACGTTTTAATCTAGGTAACTCAGCAGCCAATGGTGTAATAGTTTGAGTGCTTGCTTCAATACCGACTGAATTTAAAATTTGAGCAGACTCAATAGCTTCTTCACTATCAAGTTCATTAAATTCAGTCGTTGTTTCAGAATCAAACCAAAAACGATTTATATTTTTAGTCACTGCGTCTTTACGGAAATCAGATAACAACCTATTGTATTCTTCAACATCAAGCTCACTAACACCGAGTTTTTCAGCACGGGATCGGGCTTCTTGATCAATTAAATCCTGTAAACGATTACGTTTCACTTTATCTCGATCATTATTATCAGGAAATAAAGAAGTAACTAGATCGCGAGTCTGAGTTATTCGACTTCGACCTGCTTGGTCTTGACTTCCTTCACGAGCTTTACTCACTGATGAAATTAAAGATTTACGTTGTGCAGGGGCAAGTTTGTGAAAATGCTCAGAAGGATTAACCTTAGCCAATTCTTTTTGAGGTAATAGTAACAAATCCGAATAAGCATCATAATCAGTTTCAACACTATCACCGCCTTCTAAAGTTTGCTTTTGTTTAGCTGTTAGCTTATTCCACCCGTCATTGTTCGCAAGCTTCCAATCCTCAATTGACGCGCCTTGTTGAATAAAATCAGCAGCAGACTCAAATAATTGTGACTTTTCATCCTCTTGCGCTTCACGTAAGTCATTCAATTGACGATCAACTTCTGCACGTGTTGCTTTGAAAACCTTCGGATCATTAATTTCTCGCAAAGCTTGATTGATTAATTGCTTGGCATTAGGTTGATCACCTACTTGGTCAATTAAACGCCGTGAAAATTGAATTGAAAAATTAGCATCACGTTGTACTTGCTCAGCTTCTTCACGTTTCTTCAACTGGTTTTGCAACTTACGTAAATCATTTGGTTCTAAACGATCTTCAAATTGATTCAACGCTTCTTTACCGGATTGTGAACCATGATCGATAGCGTTAGAAACTGCGTTAACTGAGAACGNATGATTCAAAATTCTGCAACTTTTCATTAGTTGCTTCAACACTATCGCCGGATAACTGAGCCGCATCAAGTATTGATTGACGACCTAATTCACGTTGAACACCCAACCGTTCAGCATCATTCCAATAAAGACTAGCATTTTCAAGCGTGTTCTCAACACTTGCGTTTATAGTCGATAATTCCCAAGCTTTTAAATTTTTACTTGAGTGACGATCAATATCTACGATGCTACGAGTGATTTGATTATCTGCGATACGACCGAATGACTGTAAAGCGGCAGGTGATAAACCTTGAGAGTGTTTTTTTTTCAATTCATCAAGGCTAGTTTTGACTCCGCCAGCACCTTCAAAAGCATCACGACCAGACGTATTTAAATATCCACTTTCAGGATTGAAAAATATGTCATTCTTCTCACGTTCAAACGCAACCGCTGCTTCTTCAGCAGAAGCATTGTCAATATTAGTTTGACGTTGTTGTAATCCAGATGCTAAATCACCTAAGCCTTTTGCGAGTGCCGCCGTACCTGACGGTTGTTGACCTGCTCTTACACCGGGTGTTACATTGATGCCTGCACGGTCTGCTTGGACTCTTTCAACTCTAGGCAAAACCACCTCCACCTATCCCACCACCTGTTACAGCCGAGCTGTTAGGACCAAACCATTTCGAATTAACATTACCACCTGTACCTGAAAAAGCTTTACCAGCACCGGATAGTAATGTTGAGCCTGCTCCTATGATACCTGCTCTTGCTGCGTTATCCCCTTGGATTTTAGTAACTTCTGCACTACGCTCTAATGAAGTAGCTCTATTATCGACATTACTTCGTATGCGTAATGCATCAACTTCACCGATGGTAGTTGTATCTTCTTGAAGTGACAAAGCTGTACCAGTGTTAACATCAACACCATTTGCAGCTAATTGAGAACGTTGTCGTTCACGTAACTCACTAGTTTCACGTCTGAGTTTATTTTCTTCAATTGTACCAGCGTTTCGAGTCTCAACAGCTTGATTTTCTTGTTCACGAGCATTAAATCGTGCAGTCGCTTTAGCCGTCTGACCTTGTTCAAACTGGGAGTACGCTTGTAATACTGTAGAACCTACAGCGAGTGCAGTTACTGGATCACACATTAACTATAACCTTTTGTAAATTTACAAAACAAATGACCTTTAATACCATATGGTTTAGGGTCTTGAATATCAAATCCTATCCACTTCAACCATCTGATTGCATTACGGTTTTCAATATCAACATAATTATAAAGTTGTTCATACATGCCGAATATAACACTAAGTGCTTTCTTTGTCTCCATCATAAATAGTTTTATGTCTTTAGATATCGATGGTGTTGCTAACATCCAAGGTACACCGAGTGATCCTAATAACGATAGTTCAACAATACCAAACACGGCGACAGGTTCATCATCAATCAATACAACTGTAGAATATTTCGATCTACGTACACTTTCACATAATGCATGGTAAGGTTTTAAACCGCTAGACTTATTGACTTCTTGCACATCTACTTCACGCATATTAATAGCTACATAAAGTAAATGATTATCAACAGGTTTTACAAATCTAACTTGTGCTGGCATCAGGTGTTAAAGCTAAAATTCCCATTGGTAATGGATCACGTTGTTCAATTCTAATACCGCCGCCTCGTCCCCATTTAGGATCAATAATCACTTCATCTTGGAAACTTTTTAACGCAATTGTATTGTAACTATCTGATTCAAAGCGTGGTTTTATTTCGACCATCAACTGTTCAACATCACGAAAATTCTTCTTTGGTCCAACAAACCCACCGCGTGATTGTTCAAAATTAATAGCAACTTTAGAAACTGAAGTGTTAATACCTTTCAATGTTTGTTGAGGACTATCAATATCAAGAGTTTCAATTGTGGACGTGTAATTCAAACCGACTACAATTTTAGAAGCTTCAATAGGTAATGTGACAGAACCAGATTCAACCGTTAAATTTTTAACAACGTTACCATCGGCAACAGCAACTACACTCTGACCTTCTAAATGATCGAGACCGGAAACCGTGGTCACAGGTACACCGTCATATTTCAAACCGCTGTCTACATAAAAAACATCATTAGCAACACTATCCAATCGAGATTCCATGCGTTCAACATATCGTTTTTCAACACCGTCGATTGTACGTTTCACAACTGCATAAAGAATATTTTCATTATCTTCACTAATACTAGCTACAGATTCAAACTTACCGTCTGTTTCATGCTGGTGCCAGGCTATTACTTCTTGTTCACGCAAATAAGTCAAACCCATTAACGAACCGTCATCCATTACACACCATAAAATACTGTACGGTTCATCAGTGTAAGCCATGTCAACAATCAAACGATCTTCAAACAAATGTTCAGCAAAAATAGATAAATCATTGCCTCTAAAACGATCACTACCAAAATCATAATTCAAGTCGCGGATACGCGAAGCTTTTTCTTGAACATATAAAATTGTGTCATTAACAACCACCGGTGTAACCCACGCAGTACCATTATTAGACTGACGTCTAACACTGACTGTATCAGGAGTGAACAAACCGTTCTCACCTTCACTGACGACAAACTCAGCACCAGAGGTTAAAATGATCAAAGAACCTGCTTCAACAATATAACGAATTTCATTTGCTTCATTACTAAATACACGGAACGTAACAGCGTCTGTTGCACGAGCGGGTATTGATTCACGTAATGAATTTAACTGACCTGTTTGCGTTGCAAAAAACGTTTGACGTTCACTGTTTGTACGAGCATAAATTCTACGTTGCGCAAAATGAGTTACCGCACCGGGGTAATTATCAGAACTGTCAAATGGATTACGCGCTCGAGGTGGCGTGTCTGAAGTTATAGGTGCTATATTAAAATCATTAAAAACAGTTGATTCACTATCCCCAATCCACCCATAAATACCGGTTGATTCTGAAGGGTCTTTGTAAACTCGATAATAATCAACGCTTGCAACCCCAGACCATGACAATCTAATACCATAAGTTTGACTTAATGAATTTGTAAAAGTAGCTTGCTCATTTGATTGAACTGATTCTTCACCATCTAAAGAAACAGCAGTTACAACATATTGATAACGTTTATCAAAATCGCCGCCACCGGCGATATCACCTGTAGTGGAATTTGCATTTAAAACTGGTGGAGTAATACCGGATGTGAAATCCTGAGTTTCTAACCGCCAATCATCATCTGCTAAACGACTTAAATTCATAGGTGCATGACTCGGGTGTACTAAAGTCATAACGTCTTCTGTTTGAGTAAACCCTATTCTGAAAAGTTCATCGCTTGTATACGGTGTAGTAATCTCAAGTATTTGACTAGTATTATCTAATAAGAACCCTGTAGATCGACATATTCTAATTTTCAAATTTTCAAAAACTAAAATGTAAGTTTGATCAGTATTAAACTGAAAAGGAATTAAACGAATTGTACTTGCATCATCAGATGCGCCACCTATGAAACGAAACCCTGGTCGATTATAAACGCCACCTTGCGCACGCACAAAAAAGTTTTTGCACAATGATAACCCATATTGATATTTAGCAATATCAGCACGAGAACCAATCGCCGGTGATACTTCGCCACCGGTAAAACTTCGTTGGGTAATATCAACCATTATCGACGGACCGTTACAAATTCACTGTCACGAGTAATAAAACCGCGTTCAGAAATCTCTTTGGCTTTTGCTTGACGTAAACTTTCTTCATACATTTGATAATTATATTGAGCCAAGTTAGCACCGCGATCAGTACCGGTTAAAGGTATAGCTAATTCAGAAGCTATGTAAAAAGACAATGTTCGTCTGAACAAGTCCGAAAATTGATTTGGGTCAGTTATTTCTTTGGTGTATTGAATATGCAGTTCATCTTGATTAGCGCCTATGATCGTATCACCGGTGTTTGTGAATACTTCAAATTCAATTTTGAAGTCGTCATCACGTAAGGTATTACGTTCATAGTTTGAATAAACATCACGACGATCTCTAAAACCTATATTTTTATTTTGGCGATCTACTAATAACTTTTGAATCCTGAGACAATCATTGGGATATTGATATGAAAATTCCCAATTCAATACATCAACATCCGATAATAAAGCTAGTGGTCGAATACATTTTGCAAAAGACCAATTAAAACTTTGTAATAATTGGTCTCTCAATTCAGGGTATGTACTCCTGCAATATTCAGAAGCAACAGAACCCTCATCCAAACTGTTAATTGATCCTGCGCGTATATTACGCAACGCAGCATTACATATATCTACCACTGATGCCATTTTTATAACGACTCAGTTTTATGTTCAGATGATTGGTCAAACGTAACTTCATCGACTGCTTTCTTATCTTCGGCAGCTTTTTTCTCAGCAGCTACAGCAGCTTTTTTCTCAGCAGCTATGCGTTTCTTCTTTTCAGAAGCCGTTTCATCTTTTATCGGTTTCACCCATGAAGGCATTGCGTTCTTTGTAAAAGCTTTAGAACGTCTGATGATTTCACCGGTGTGATAAGTTTTACCTTCGTAAAACCCTTTCTTTGTTACTTTATAGTTAGGCATAGTCACATCCTATCGTTAGTTGAAACAAGGGGTTGAAATCAATCAACCCCTTATAAGATTACTCCAAGTATTCTAACCGCCTGTGAAGTTAGTTTGATTACCCATAGTAATCGCTGCTGTAATTTGACCGGCTGTGGCTGGACCACCAATTACAGTAAAATCTAAACCTAAATAACGTTGATCCACACCATTTGGTAACACTTGAGTATAAATTGTTTGACCTTGTACTAAATCAGCAAGAACAATAGTTTCAACAATAAGTGTTTGAGGAGCAGATAAATCATCATTTGCACTAACTTGAATTCGTACTTGCAACTGAGTTAAACCCGCAAAATCTTCAGTAACTTGAACCAAGATAGGAATAGGATTGCCTTTACCGACATCCTGATTCAAAGGAGCAACAGCATCATACGGTGTACCTGCTTGACCTAAATCAACAACATTAGTTGACTTTGTGTTTCCTGTAATTGCTTGGTTGTCAGAAAACATTAATTGACTTGATAAAATCATAAATCACCTTTAAGAAAGATGACCGTTAATTATTTTGATATATAACGGTCACTGTAAAATTGAAATAACTAAACTTAGCTCTACTAAATTATGTTACTTGTGCTTCTGTATTTAACAATGCGTCACTCTCACGAATTGGAATGCCGCGATAAGTCAACACTTCTTCACCTTCAACCTCTTTACGACCTAATCGTACAAAGTTGTCACTAGCACCGGCGTTAGTAGCCAAAGCATCAAGTGCTTCAAGTACATCACGATTACAGTAAATAGCTTGTTTACCACCTGCAACTCGACGATTTTGACCTTGATAATATGCTTTACGCATGAAGTTATACAGATCAACATTACCGGCTTGCATATCAGAAACATCAATGTTAGCGACTCGACTTACATAACGCCAATCTTTAACAGCTAAACCTACATGCCAGCAAAATTTCTCTTCCTTAGCGTAATAAGCACCGTCAGCGGTAGCGATACGTTGTGAACCCATGTCTTCACGAGATACACCGGCCTGTGTACCTTTTGGATACAACAAACAAGTTTGATTTTCACCCCAAGTTACGAACCAAATTGAGGTGTTATCTGCGCCAATACCACCGGCATCAATGATTTGATTACCGTTAGGTGCAGATTTGTCATTGAATCGCGGTGCAAGACCCATGAATTCTTCAGGATCAGTAGCGCTGTTACCATAAAAAATCTTTTCAGCAACTTCTTGATTCATTGCTTCAATATAAGACATTGCTTCTGATAAACGAGTCTGACCTTCATTGCTAGACAAAGCTAACAAACGTTCGTCAATAGTACTCAAACCTTCAACAAAGCCAGTTGTATCTTCAACTTGAGCCTTAGTAGACTTGCTTTGAGAAATACCTTTATACAATTTACCCCATGAAACGCCTGGTAAACCTGTACGAACGGTGTGTAAATGAGTTGTACCCTTATTACATTGGACAGCCATCGCGTCATCAAGAATAGGATTCATTTCAGCGAGCATTTCAATGACAGCAATGGTTTTACCGCAGCCATCTTGCTCTTTATAAATGTCGATTAGATCAACAAAAGTATTACCTAATGTAGCCATAATTTATTACCTGAGTTATTTATCATCAGACGAATATAAAATTTCAGCACGATCTTTAGGTTCAGAAGCCGGTGTTGACTTTCCACCGGGGTTATCTTCTTTCATTAAAGCACCCATGCGTGCAAAACTTCGGATGACTTCAGGATGATTACCCAGACCAAATGTTTCTAATACTTCAACTAATTCAGGAGTTCCAAACTTTTGCAATGCTAATTTAGCATCAGCAACGCTTTGCTCAAGCTTATCGCCGCCGATCTCTTTATCATCACGTGATTGCTTTTCCCAATCAGCCTTAGTATTTTCAAAATTGTCTTTTTGCGCCTTAGCATCACGTAGAACTTTTTGAGAAACTAAATCAGTTAATTTCTGCGCCTGTTCTTGATTAAGATTCAACTCTTTAAAAACTTCAGAAGCCGCAGCTGTTGTAGTTTCATCAAGCTTAACCCCTTCAGGAACAGTAAAATCTTCGTAATTTTCAGGTGCTTCACCGCCTTCTTTATCGTCAGTATTACCACCGTCAGGCTTGTCACCGTCAGGCTTGTCACCTTCTGCTTTATCAGCATCAGGTGTCTCATTAACCGGTGTTGCGTCTGTTTCACCACCGGGTAATTCATTCCCCTTTTGGTTTTCACCTTCAGGGTTTACTACGTCATCTTTCGTTTCGTTATCGTTCGTTTCGTTATCGTTCATTTATCAACCTTTTCTTTCATTAATGTGATGTATAGTTCAGGACAATACTGTTTGAGTTTTCGCACCAGTCTTAGTCCTACTTGTCTTTTACCATTTAATTGACTTTGGATCAATGGATTCTCATCCCATGTATCACTATCAATGCCTGTAATTTCCAAAATATCTTCAATTACTCGTCGCCCTGCGTCTGATCGCATGACATCTAGATAATTAGATTGTTCGATTTTTTGTTGATCGTTCATTTAATGAACTTCAATCCAATCTTCAGCTAAAAGATCGGTTTGACTACATAACCAAGGTACAATTGAACCATCAACTGTTTTCATATCAACATGTGATTGATAGTTAATTTGTGTTCCTTCTACATAAAATTCATTTAAAGGAGGTCTATTTACTTCAAAAGTAGAACCTTTTACCAAAAACAAAAACATGTCTTTCCCGTTCCAGTTACTACGAGCTACTTTTTTACCTTGTTTCAATAATTCTATTGCTTTACCTAAATTCATTATCCTAACCCTGCACTCTCTAATAAATCTTTAGTTAAATTACTGTCACCGTTCTCACCTGTAGGGATTTCTGTCCCTTGTTGAGCTAATGACAACGTTTGTTGAGCTGAAGCCGCTGCTTGTTGTGCTTGCGCTTGTTGTTGTTCAGACTGAACGATTTGCTGAACTTCATCGTCACCGCGTACTAGCTTTGGATTTGTACCGTAAGCTTCAGCGTAATCATCAATCGCTTGGTTAATATCAATCTTATGACGTGCTTCAGGCCACAATTGTGCAGCATTACCTACAAAACCAGTAACACGCTCAATACCGCCCACAGCTACCAAACGTTGAGCTTGTGCCAACACAGACACATAATCTACTGAAAGCTCAGTATCTTCTAATTCAGGCGGCGGCGGCGGTAATACACCTGCTTTCTGGAGTTTGTTGAATGTAATGTTTACTAATGGGTCAAGTAATTCAGTATGCAAACGTTCAAGCACTGGACCTAACATCAACAATTTTTCTTCTTGTTTTTCAGCAATTTCGGTTGCTGTAATCTGACGTCGATCAGAATTAGCTAACATCAAAAACAAATCTTCGTAAAATGCACGGCTTATACGTTGTTCAAGGTCGGCACCTTCACGACGAAGCTCTGCAATATTAGGATTGTAATTACCATATATCGATGACAATGGTGTTTGATCTTTTTCAACAGCTATTAAATCATTAGGACCTAAACCCTCATTTTGAATCTTATTAATGATATCAGCTGAGCCTTGCTTAGGTGGTGCAGCAATATTCTCAATCGCCTGATATTTACGTTTCTCAAGTAGTTGAAGTGTCAAAGCATCACCCAATGCAGTCATACCAGGGCAATCACTACCGTAAACATCTTCATCGATAAGTTCCCAACGAGGAGTTAAAACAGGAAAATCATCAAAACCCATGCGATCTAAGAATTTATTACTTGATCCTGACACATCAGCACGTGTAGAACCTGCGTTTAAATTACTAGAACTGTTGCCACGTTCAATATAAACAGATCGATATTCTTTGTCACGAGACAAAGGGCTGATCATATTACGATCATCATTAGGTTCAATCGCATGCACAACACGAATTTCAGCATTTAGATCCCCTGATTTCCACATGTCACGCGTTGATTGTCTAACGTTATCAATTCCAAAACGTTGGACAATCTCACCGACTCTCATGGTGTATTCTTTATAGAAAGCATTTACGTCGCCGGTGCCATCAGCACCTAAAAAGTAACTACCGATAGTGTGAGTTTTACAACGAATAACATTATCGAAATCATCTAAAACACTCATTGCGCCAGTACCAAATGTACCTAATTCTGTATATAAAGCATGTAACGAATTGTAAGTGTTTGATTGGCTATACACACGATACATTGTGGTCATTACATCATGTAACCACTCTTTCACAGGTGTGTATTCATTTAACTCTGGATCAGGAGCTTGAAGTCTAAACCACGGACGCGCAGGACTTGTAATCCCTGACATCATACCTGACGCAAGAGTACGTGTAGCAAGCTTGGATGTGTTGTTTATTTGACGATACGGACGCCGAACTTTATCTTGCTGCTCACCGAGCAAAAAACGACCTCTATGTCGTAAATGTTCATCACTTAAATCTTGCCATAACGTAAAATATTGACTGCGCTCTTTACGCATTCGTTCTAGTTGTTGCAAGAAATGTTTGTGAGTTAATTGCATTTACGCACCTAAAAGCTGCTTACCGGCTGTATTTGCGGTACTTGTAACACCGGCTGAACTCGTTAACAATGTAGAACTTGAACGCGCACGACGCCGTTTGTCACGATCTCCGCCGCCTGATTTAGATGCGTTTTCATCAGGAAGCCTCGGTGCTTCTGGTAAAGCTGGAGCTGGATCAGGAGTATCGGCACCACACATATTATTCACCTTTTAAATAAATATAACTTGACAGCATATTAACACGCTTAATTAAACGGGTCACGATCTTTTTTTACACCTTTCGATCGAGTACCTAAAGGATATTGATTTAAACGATTTGCACGTTCTATCAACGTAAACTTAGCAAACGCAAAAAGCATGTATATTTGATCACCCCAATCCGGCGAACAACCCAGTCGTTCTTTTATGTCTTCTTTTTTTTCAAGAACTAATCTGTCTTTAGTATCATGTTCAAAATTACGACTTATCAATTGACGTTTTAATTCTTTATCAAATGGTAAACATCCACCATCCATTAACCAACGTCTTAAACGATACCCCATTTCAGCGGTTTTATTTATATATCGATCATTTCTATCAGCCACACCACCGAAATGTACACCGTGCGCATTATGTCCTAACTGTTTTAGACGATCTAACACAGGCCCACCCACACCGGTTTCATCAATGATCATTACATCTGGTTTGTGGCGATCAATAACCATGATTACTTTGCTGACCACTTTCATCGAATCACGTGAATTTTCATACGTTATCTTGTAACTGTTCTCGCTTCGAGCGTCAAAACCTCGACGAAATCCAATGCGACAATCATCACCTCCACCGCGTGCCACATCAAACGACATGATCAGAGGATCATCAGACAATACAGGTGGTATAGGTCTCTTCATTGCCAACTCAACAAGATCAGCAGGTATGAATTGCATTTCTCCTGCGCTCGGGAACTCACCTTTTACACGCACTTTCACAAAGTCAGAGTCTTCACCATGCTCATCAACCCATTGATTCAACAAGGCTTTGTTAGTCATTTTACATGTTCGACTGTCAATCTGCCTCGTGTTCCAATTTGGTGAGCTAAAGATATCAGCAAAACGTCCGTCGTTACGCGTAGGGTTACCAAACGCAAACATCATCGGTTCACCATCCGTTAAACCACCTTCAGCAACTTCAAAAATCTTATCTGGTACAGCAGATGCTTCATCGAATATGTAAAAAGATGTTGAGTTTTCCGCGTGTTGACCGGCAAATGATTCTGAGTTTTCCTCTCGACAAGTCTGAGCTGATACAAACCATTCTTTAGGATACGATTTGTGATACATCTTCATTGATCCACGACCTGAAGTGTACTCAAACCAATGACCTGTCATGCAACGATTACGCCATTTACCTAGTTCAGCCCATGTTTTAGTTTCTAATTGAACTGATGTGTTACTAGTTACAGTCCCTAAAGCGAACGGTCTGGTACTCATAATCCATAGAATTATCCATGATGTGATTGCTGATTTACCGATGCCATGGCCACTAGCAACCGCTTCACGTATGGGTAGCACAGGTGACACACCATCAAATGCATGATCGTAACTTTTTTTAGATATATCTAAAAGTAACTGTTTCTGCCATTCATCTGGACCGGTAAACCCCTCAAGTTCTCCGTGCCCCCAATCAAACATGTGCATGACGAAACCATAAGCGTCATAGTGAAAGTTCGCACAATCAACGGCTAGTTCTTTATCAACATCGTCAAAAGTCTGATGCTCTGTATTTTGAAATAGATTATCATCCGTGATCATTGCGGATTCAATCACAGAAAACTAACCTCATCAGTACCAGATTCAAGAATATCAGAGTCTTCAGAATCACCGGTGACCTCTTGCTGTCGTCGCTTACGCGCTCGCATCAACTGAGCTGATAACTCTTGACTCGAAGCTAATACAAGCTTCTCAGCGGCAAATGCGTCAACCTTAGCAGTCTTAGCGATCAAACCTAATGCAGTGTTAGACGCGTTAATATTACCTTCCTGACGTGCAATGTGATGATTATCCCAGGCTTCTGCAATGATAGTGTCTGAATCAATCTTGTTATAATCCATCAATCGTTGACGTATACGTATAATGTTTTCAAGAACTTCAGGTTCTTCAAGTAGCTTGTGACCCTTGTCAGGATGAAAACCAGCAATTCTAGCAGCCCTGCGAGGGTTACTATCTTTCACGTATTCAACGACAAACAACGCTTTCTTCTCACCGAGGGTGCCGCAAATGTCTGAATAATTGTATGTTTTCATACATGCGATTGTATAACGCACGCAAAAAAAAAGCCACACCCGTAAAGATGTGACTTTCTCACTATGGAGATAGAGGAACTTATATCGAGTAAGTTCACATAAAGTTTACTTCGTTTGGATTGTCTGTGTCAAGATTTTCAAACGCTTCATCACCGATGTATTTATCGCCGCCGACCTCAACAGTCTCGCCGTTGTCGAGCGTAAGTTTTCTGACTTGATATACTCGATGTTGTTCTTCATATGACATCGCTATCTCAACATTACTCATATCATTGTATTGTCTAAAATGTCGTAAAATCCAAACGCGCCTACTACCGACAGTACTGGACGCTTGTCTCTGAGCAAAACACCCGAACTTTTTAAGCATATGACCTATTCGATTTGATGTCACATGGTCTGCTTTATTGTCTATTTTTTCATTAAAACAATCTGCTATATCCTGACAAGTAACAATATCAAGTGATGCAACACCGCTACCGGAAATAAGAAAATTATAAACTTCTGTTTCCAACGGTGACAAATGAATTACATTCGCGCCCTCACCGAGTAGAGTTAAAATACCAGGTCTGAGTTCATCTAGTAATTCTTCGAACTCATTGAATTTCTGAATTAATGTTCGTAACTTTTTCTTACTCACCACCGTTTTATTAACGTGATCTGGGTTTTCTAGATGTAAAAGTTCGTGATCCATTAGTTTACGCATGATTATACCTTTCGTTAGATTAAAATTTGAAACACATCATATCCTACGAAAGCTTTGAAAACAAGAAAATCAACACATTCAACATCGTACAACCTTACGCACCGTCGGTTTCAAAGCTTTTCACCGGTTAAATATTGTCCAAAAACACCGATATTAGACATTTGTTAGGATGATTACGTCAAAAGTTTTTTGCTTAAAAATTAAGCAGTGACATGTCATGCAAAACGCAGCTCCCAACCTGAAAATAGGCAACTTTTGCCGCACCAACTAAAGTTATCCACAATTTAATCCAAAACCGTTGATACGTATCATTGTACGATGAAGACCCATATACCCTGAGTGTTTTATTCATAAAGTTGAATTTCCTTGACCTAAGTTATTGATTTTAAAAATAGTACTTTTGAACTTTTGATATTTTGATGGATTCCGTACCATAAAGCATGAATCATACGTTACAACGGTTTCAAGCCAAAAAACCGCGCCNGTGGATTTTCATTGCTTAAAAATTAAGCAATTTTGAAATTTTAATTAACAAAAGACTAGAAACTTCACAAACCTTAACAAAAGTTAACCAAAAACAATTATTCATTTGATGAATGCTCGCATATTGCGTCAAAAGTTTGCCGTTTTTTTGTTGGATTACAAGATGCCGATTTTCGACTAATTTTAATTAATCACCAGTGTTGAC